GTTCCACCACAATGGTTCTGTCCACTCTTCGTCTTTCCACGCAGCATAATGTCTGACTACATAGTTCCCAGACTCTTCCCCGTAATCGTACAGTCGTCCGAGCACACAATCTGGAGGGAGCCTATTTCCGACTACAACAAACTTACCGTTTCTATCCAACGCATTAATCGCCGATTGTGTAACCCACTGGTATAGTCTTTGTACTTGTAATTCCGACTGAGTCGATTCAAGGTTTTCTATATCATCGAGTATGAGGAGGTCTGGACGACGTTGCTTAAATTTCTTACCACGTATCTTACCACGAACACCTCTGGCAAACACCATGTGGCCTTTGGACGTTTGTATCCTTGAAGTAGACCACAGTTTATGTAAATCCCGAAACTGTCCGAAATCATTTATCAGCCGCTCGTTTTCTTCCAGCTCTATCTTAATGTTAGCGAGATGATCTTTTGCCTGATCAGCAATATCGGCAAGCAAACCAATATGCCAAAACTTATTAAAACACAGCGCATGTAGCGGGAACAAAAAAGAAAAATTAGTTGTCTTGGCATGTTCCCTCGGCGCAATAAAAATCACTGGCTTATTAATAGCACCATGTTCAAGACCAAGCATTATACTGTGCATATCCTTGTGCATGTCACAAGATGGTAGGGGAAAATGGTGGGAAAGATAATACATGAGCTTCAAAAGGAGTCATATTGGCTACATGTTGGCTAACATCATCAACACGAAGGTTCGCAACCGCTGTTTCTGTTGCTTCAACAGACGGGGCTTCATCAGTTATTTCAGGCAGGAACTCTCGCAGTTTTGCAGCAGTGTCTTCTATCTCGGCATTTATCTTGTCTAATTTAGATTGATCGTCTTCAGGCATCTGATATAGGTATCTCTTGGCCCAAGTCCATCGGGCTTTCCGGCTCTTGTTTTTTTACTTTAGCTCTCATCATATCCAAAACAATGCCGCGGCGGTTAGGGTCTTCTGATTGGAGAGCTGTTCTCACAACTTGGGCTTCAACGCTCATATCATCGCCAACTAACATAAACAATGGTTGTTGGGCAGTACCTCCATCATTACTATCCCCGACGGTTTGGGTTCCGGTAAGATCCGACATTAAGTTCACAACTTCTCTTAGCTGACTTGGTGTTAGCTTGAGTTCCCGCATCACACCCAGTTTCCAACGTATTGGATCGGGCGTATCCGGTGGGGGCTCTTCATCCATAGCCTTCTTCAAGAAGTCCACTTTACGCCCAAGCAACTCGATCAGGGAGTTCGCTATACCTAAAATGGTCTTTTTAGCCTGTTCAACCGCTTTGGCGTCTCGGACAGCTTCCACAGCAGTTCTCTGGGCACGCGCTCTCTCTTGTATCTCACCCCACACTGGAGGGAATTCCACAGGCGAATGCGGGTCACCTTTAGTGAGCAGCCTCCACGCTGCGCCTTTTGAAATACCGGTAGCTTCAACCATAGCCTGCTGTAAACTGTTTTTTGTGCGTATACCCTTATCCCACGCAGCAAACGCGGCTTGTCTAGCTTGTTTAATAGATTCTACCGGCAGAGTCTTCGGCACTTTACAACCTCCGTTCAGCCTAACCTGCTTACTCCATCTTCTTTCACAACTACAATCGTATCTTGCCCAGTTCCAACATCATCTGGGGTCAGCACTACAACGCAGTCCCCACTCTCGTTGGCATAATGAACAAGTACCTGTAACACTTCATTGGCAGCTACGGGATCAAGAACATCGAACACATCATCAAATACAACAATCCCACAGCTATCTATACTAATTATATCATGACACAGGTACTTTCTCAAGGCAAGCTGTAAACACACATCCTGCAAACGTAGTTCACCACCACTCTGCGAACTGGATGCCACACCGCCGGGTGTCAGCACTGACGATACTACAAACCGGTCATTCTCCTGTAATATATTAATATAGCACCCATGGCCAATAGCACGACGCAAATACTCTGTCGCATAAGTACTGATCTTAGAACACACAGCGTCCATCAACCAAGACCGGACACCTTTTGTAGAAAGAGCATCACGCACAATACCTGCTTTCTTACTAACTTCAGTAAGGTACTCGGCGGCAGCGGTAAAGTCTTCGATTGATTCACGGACAGCTACTATTTCACCGGATGATGACTTATGTTCGATAGATTCCAGTTGTTTCTCTAGTTGACTGAGAGAAGCACTAGCAGCAGCTTTGTTTTTCTCAAGGTCTGTCATCTTCTCAGTAATGTCTCGAAGAACCCGCTTAGCTTCTTCGACTTTCTTTAGCAACTCGATTGGGGGTGGTTCGTTCTTTATGTCTGTCAGAGTTGCCTTGCTAGCTGAAAGTAATTGTTCTGCGGTGGCAACAGCACTCTGGTACTGATCAACTTCAGTAGTAAGTTCACCAACATCTTTACGGGCCTTATCCAGCTTTGACGCTACACGCTTTGCTGGAGATCCGTGGGTTAATGGGGTTTCACAAGTAGGACATTTGCCTGAATCAATAAGACTACGAACTTCCTTGACGTTACGTTTAGCATAGTTAAGTTTCTGTTTGTATATAGCTAACTCTTCGGCAGCTTTAGCCTTATCTTCGCCAAGCTTATAAACTATTTCTTCTTGTTTCTTAGCCCGCTCATTACGAGCATCTTTCCATTCTGCGAGCTCTCGCTCACACTCTTTCAATGTTTCCGAAGATTCACTGGCCATTTCGTTGTGTTCTTTTATCTGTTGTTCGGTACTAACAAGTGTTTCACGAACACTGCTGATGTTCTCTTTGACAGATCGGATAGTGTCGGCTGACGACTTTTCCAGATCATCAAGTAGACTTTTAAGATTGCTAATGTTTGCTATGTGTGCCCCAGAACGTACTTGAGCATCTTTACATATCCTAGAAGCACATTCTCGTGCGGATTCAAATTCTGTCATCTCACGGAGTTCTTCAACAACATTTTTCTTCTCGCGGTCTGTCATACGAGCAAATGGTATTATAGTACCTGACTGCGAAAAGATGTTAGCCGCAACGAATTCCCTAAATCTAAGACCAATGTTCTGGGATACCCAATGTGTCAACACGTCGGAACCGACAGATTTACCATCAACATAACCTTTTGGAGCAGACTTGCCGGAACGTTCACGGCGAATTGTGTGGTTGCCTGAAAGAGTAATTTCCACTGAACATGATTTAGCACCCCGTCGTACAACATCAGCGGCAGCACACGATCTGAGTGTCCTTCCGTACAAACACCATACAACGGCTTCTACTATACTCGACTTACCAGCTCCATTACTGTCTTGCGAATCCGAGTCTCTGTTATCACCAAGAACAACAAGCAAACCGTTACGGTAATTTGTAAAATCAAGTTCTATATCACCTATAGACAAAAAATCTTTTATATGCACAGATTCAATCTTCATCTTCGGCGTTCCTTTTTGGCACATCAAGAGCTTGGTCAATCAACGCTACGATGTCTATATCCTCTTCGCACCACGGGCACCCATACGGTAGACTAACACATAAACCCAGATCGTGGAGGTGCCTGTCATGCCTGTACATCTCCGCCCACACGTCTGATCTGCTATCTTCAGCGGCTTCCACTCTAACTGACTTCATATTAGTCACCAGGATACTTCAACTTAGCAAGTACATCATGAACCGTACCTTCTACATATATTTTCTGTTGAGCATCCACCATACCGTGCGGAGAAGTCATAACACGTTTCCCCGGAACTTCTCTTGTCCCGTACAGAATTACAGATACATCTGAATCTCGTGGGTCATCTTCTGGAGGATGAACCATTACAACAGCATCGGTTCTAAGTACTATCTCATCGGTGGAACCACTAATTGTAAATTTAACAAACTCAGGCATCTTGTCTTCTCCTTCACTTTTGGTTGGGTGTTTTGTCCCACCGTTCACTACTGTTCACACCTTCAAACACAGCCGTAACTAACTCCGCTGTAAGATCATCTGGTTCCCCAACCTTCTCCCTCAGATATTCCAGCACCATTTCCTGCTGACTGGACTCAGGATCTATTTTGTTCGCCCTGTCCTGAACTGTAGACAAAGGCTCCGGCTCAGGTTCCCGTTTGTTTGTTTCTGATACCAGAGACTTGGAATTGATGGGCACTCTACGTAGCTTCATCCCTTTTTCATCAACCTTCACTGCAATGAACCCTCGCTTAATTCCGTCTGATAGACGTTCACCAGCTTTCAGTTGCATTGGTGAACCGCAGTAGTGAATCTGATCGGTAACATCTTGGGGTATGTGATAATGCCCAAGAATTACGTGGTCAAGACCAAGTTCCTGTATAGGTAAATCATCAACAGACAACTCACCAATCCAGTCTGCTCCACCGACATCAGCCCCAATAACACCAAAATGCCCAATAAGCAAACGGTAATCTAATGAATCCCACATATCTTGATCAAAACCTGAGATTGTATGGACATTAGACAAACACTCTTTTAATGAAGACATTGGGGCATACGGTAAGGCAATAAAACCAACGGTATGTTCTGACTGCGTATAAGTAAGCATAGTTGGTTTGTTGGCAACCACCCGGTCATTACCGGACGTCATAAGATTGAGCCAAGTATTCCCACTCAGAGAGTCTGTGTCGTGGTTACCGGGAACACAATATCCCAAGTCAATATCAGCGGCAGCAGACAAAACATTCGGTGTAAAGGCACGTCGACCACGAACAATAACACCTTCTGCTAGGTCACCCAGAAAGAACAGATTAACTGTATGTCCTTTCGCTTGTAGAACATCTTTTGCATTAGATATTGCCTTGGCAACGGCCAAACCTTGCTCGAACATACCTTTCTGCCGCCATTCGTGCAGATGTAAGTCAGCAAAGAACAAGTAATAGTCAGTCATATTCATCCCTCACCAATTCCCTAACCGTGGCTTTGTGACTGTCCAGATGATCTTTAAGTAGGAGAACAATAGACCCTACTTCGTACAACGTAAGTTTTACAGACAGCGAATCCGGCATATCTGGTGGGTGCAAATCGAACAATGTGTGTGCGGGCCTTGTCGTGTCAATCAAGTCTACAGCACTCAACCAGCTTTCAATCGTATCTATAGAATCACGCAGCCTTTTAATCTGGTTTACTTCTTCGACCACCCTTTCCGCGGCTTCGCTCAAGTAGTTAATCTGTGTGTACATATTTACTTAAAGCTCCTTTATAGTAGCAGCAATGGCTTTCTGTCGTCTTGGCAAACTACGTACAGTTCCACTCATAGAGTTTGTAAGGTTAGCTTTGTGAACCAGAGAATCAAAAGACCTCTTTGGTATATTACTTGTCATAATGTCCGTACTAGAAACAAAAGCTCCGGCAGCATCAAAGGGGCACATGACGTTTGGTAACCGCATTACACGCATGTTGTGTGTCATTATACGGCACGCACTATCGACATCACTTAACAGTTTCCCTACTCCACTACGGGGCTTTAGGTCTAAAGCACGTGGGTTCTTGCTAAAGTCATATATAAGATTTTCAGCTATTGACGGGCATACGACAGGAGACTTGATACCATTAGTCTTGTGGATAAACTGAAGAATATGCTTTGCTGTAACAGGCCCAACTCCATCAATACCTTTAACTCGATCTGTGGAGTCCCCAGTCATTGCACGGTACATGAGCCACGTATCCGGTAGAACTCCTTTCATTGGCAAAGTCGCTGTACGACTAACAACTTCCCAGTCATCGAAAACCACACTACCAAAAGCGGTGAGCTGCCACAAATCCCGATCATTCGTGTATACAAGACAATCTTTATACCCATATACTGACGCAAGCAGGGCTACAACATCATCGGCTTCTATCCCTCGCTGCCCAATTACTGGGATGTTTATGTTAGCCAGGATTTGTTTCGTTTCCACAATAGACTGGATACATCTCTCGGCATCTGACACATCTACCTTCCTACCAAACTTATACGATCCTGTAGGAAGAAGAGACTCACGCCAGTAAGGTCGATACCCATCAACAGCACATATTACACCGGCATTCGGGTATCTACCAACAGCCAAAAGAATCTTACGGAAAATGTAGTCCCCAACATCTGGTGGATCGGGTCGTAAACGGTCAACAGATTTAAGTTGATAGTACGACCTGTATGCTAGATTAGTAAGGTCTACTAAAAGCAAACGAGGTTTCACCACTATTACTCCACCTTGTAGCTTAAGACTGCATCTCGGACTCTGTTATAGAATTCTGTGTCAGTTCCGCAAAGGTCTACAAAACGTTTCATCTGATACTTTTTGCCTTCCCATTCACCCCACCCACTTTTGGAGCTGGTCATAAGACCGGAATCCTGCATGTACATAAAGCACGCCATAGGATCGTCAACTCCCTTTCCATAAGGGATAGGCAAACGAATCTGCCTGTCTGCCGGGCATATCTTGCTCTTGGTTAAACGTACTGTAGTAACAACACCAGTACTTTTCTGAACACCCTCATTCTTGTCCATCTTCTTCGAGGACCTAAGTCTCAGCCTGTACGACGCATGAAACTTTAGTGCTCTCCCACCAAGCGATGGTGGGTCAGCAGCAGGGATCATTGAATCGCGTTCCTGCGCAACGATGATGAAAGCAACCTGTGAATCGATAACTACATCATCACTGGTAATCCTACGGAAACCCGCACTCGCTTTTCTTGCATGAACGCCCCAATGGGAATCGGCATAGCTTCCTTCCAGTTCCGAAAGAACCGAAGTAGAAGACATACTATCCCATACCACAGCAATTGGGGCGTCACCAACAAGTTTTTCTTTGGTTTCAAGCACTCGCTCAAACGATTCAAACACCCCTTCGATAGTCTTTGGAGTGAGCACCACTACCTTGTTTGGATCAAGCCCCAATTGCTCGGCCCGGTTTGCGTCAAAAGATCGCTCGGTATCAATCAGCACAGCAAGACCATCAGCTTCGACAGCACTCTTAAGTGCCCCAGCAGCAATCGTAGTCTTACCAAAACTCTCCCCACCATATATCTCGCCTATCCTGCCACAAGGAAAACCTTTCCCGCCTAGTATTGCATCAAGAGGGGTAATCCCAGACGGCAACCAATGTCTTATATTCGCACGGTGTTCCGACAGCAGAGAAGCACCAGATTCCTTACTAGTCAGTTCAATAACACGCTGAACCGCGCTGGCTTTGCTTTCTGGTGGGTTTTTAGGCATCAGAGGTCACTCCTCACCAAGGTCTAGGCCTATGTCTCCATACCTAGATGCAAGATTACGAGCAACCGCCAGCAATTCATCGTACGGTTTCGGTTTAGCCAGCTTGCTCAGGTCCGGGATTGTCTGATCGCGGAGCCAGTCTAAGTCAACGGGCGAAAATGCAATGGGTTGGCCCTTGGTTGCGGCTCTTTTCGGGCGTGCTTCGTAATCGGTGTTAAAACCTTCTCCGATCCTGGTTACGATAACATCGCATCCATCTTCGTCAAGCCTGATAATCGAATCAACCTCTTCAAACGTATCCCACATCTTGTTGTGACATTTTGCCGACACTTCCATGATCTGCACAGAGGCTTCCGGCATTCGCTTATCCCAGTTAGATGTGCCACCCGGAATAACCAGAAGAAAGAACCGCGTACCTACCTTGTAGTTGTACGCTTCTCTCTTATCGTCTTCGTCTTCCGCAATATCCATAAGCGACCCATACAACTGACATATCGGGCAAGGCGTACCTGAAGTTTCCAGTGGACATACTTCTTTTACAGCTTTGTGCCCTTTCCCAAACGAAACAAAGTGCATTGGGACATCCAAACTGAGTGTAGCTTCAGACACGTCCAACTCTCCGCTCATAACAGGTTCGAGCGGAAAAGGTAACAACCGCAAAAGGTGCTTACCAACAGTCATTCTGTAGAAGCTCCCCATGTAGTTGCTTTGCTCTCGCAGTTCGGCTACGCGCTGCCGCTGCAAATCTCTTGGGCTAACTGTTCTTTCTGGTTTCTTCATTTTCTCGTCTCCTTTTTGTGTTCTAAAAACAACCAGCTTCCAGTACCAACCATAACTACTATCCCTTTTGCCAACGTTTCCCAACAACTGTGTCAACAGGGAACGGAATCAAAGATCTTTCTCCAAGTATACGATCAACAGTACCGGGCATCTGCTTTTCCATAAACTCACTTACTTCTCCAACAGACTCTTCCAGACACTCAACAAGTACCTCATCATGTAAACTCAACATAATTTTCGCGCCCCATCTAGGATGCCGCCTAAACCCATTGTAAACGTCTATCACCGAATACTGACACAAATCACTAGCCGCACTTTGGATTGGCATATTAACAGCTTCCCGTAGTGCTGCTTCTTTCATACCGCCATATGGCAACTGAGCTTCTGGCAGCAACCGACGCCTGCCAGTAAATGATTTGACGTATCCTTCTTCAGCAGCAAAACGCCGAACATCCATGATCCAATCGTGAACACCGGGGAACTCAGAAAAATACTGTTCGATAAACTCTTCTCCTTCCTCGACACTTACTCCAGTCCTGTCAGCAAACCCTTTTGCTGACATTCCATACGACAAACCAAAGTTTATTGTCTTTGCCTTGTGTCTCTGTTCTGTTGTCACTTCTGATTCATCCACCCCAAACAATCTGGCGGCTGTATACGAATGAATGTCACGTTGTTCTTCAAATGCTTCGAGTAAAGCAGTGTCCATAGACTCAATCGCAAGAACACGCAGTTCCATCTGGCTATAATCAGCACTTACAAACACCCGGCCTGGCCCCGCAACAAACATCCCTCGAATACGACCGTCACGTGGGATATTATGCAGGTTAGGATCAGAACTGCTAAGTCTGCCGGTAGCTGTGCCGCCTATATTGAATGTAGAGTGTACGCGATTGTCTTCACCCAACCATTTACCGGACGCTGGCGGAACCAAATAAGTTGAAATCAGTTTTGCTGTTTTCCGTAATTGTAAAAGATTCCTAGCAAAGGCGCAATCATGCTCTTCCGCTAGAACTTTAAGCACCGATGCGTCAACACTGGGGTCTCCTTTCGGTGTAGTCTTAACTGGCTCCATACCGTAGTAGGATTCATCAAACAGTACATGCCTAACCTGCATAGAACTGTTGAAGTTAATATATTTCCCTTGTGCAGCCGAAAAAGATTTTGCAAACGGATCGGATTGCAACTCGCCCAGTATAGAAGCCTCGGTGTCTCTCTCCTCAGCAAGCAGTTTGTTTGCATAATCAATATCCAGCCCTATACCAGTTCGCTCAACATATGCATACACGTTCGACAATGGCATAGCCAAAGAATAGAACACTTTATGTGAATCTGAATCTTCTTCGAGACGCGACTTGAAAATTTCGTATAACCTGAACGTAACATCAGCATCAGTACAATTATATTTCCACAGTGCCGTAAGCGGTAGTTTCGTATAGTCTTTTGTTTTCATAGCAGACAACATATCATGAATTGTCTTTTCATAGTCACCAATACCCAACACACTCATAGCCATCGCGGACAGACTATGTCGGCCACGAACAGGGTGCAAGATGTGATGGGCTAACATTGTATCAAAGTAGTGGCGTGTTTGTACACCGCACACAGCAAACAACACGTGAGAGTCGTATTTGAAGTTCTGCCCGATACAGGCTTTTCCGCTAAGAGCACGCTTAATAGCAGCTATACTTTCTGAAACTTCGTGTTCGGCTTCTGGATGCGAAACAGGTAAACATACAGCTTCACCTGACCTAGCACTGGCAGCTACCGTCAACAGTCTGGTCTCTGACCTGCGTAATAACGGGCGTAACGTATTGCACTCCACATCAACAGCAACAATAGGACTGCTGTCACAGTACGCAACAAACTCCTGCGGACTCACAAGCCTGTAATCACCTATATCGTCTGGGTCATCCGGCCGTTGAGCCAAGTTTGAGTGACCGCGTGCAATCTCCACAATTTCCTTAATACTATCAACCCAATCACCAGCCATATGAGCATTTCGCACAATATACGACGGATGGTAGTTAGGTATTACCACACGCCCTTCAATGTCTATTCGAGTCATTCTGTGTTGGGATATTTTATACCCTTTACCAAGAAGAGCCCGCATAGGCTTGTTGCCAAGCGGTACTATCACTGTACGTTTACTGCAAACAGCAGCCAACTCATGGGTCAAACGGTCACTACAACATTTCTGGTGTTTCGCTTCCAACTTATTTGCCGGTGGTCTACACATACAAGTATTTGTGTAGTACACTTCGTCTGTCGCTTTGGCTTCAGCAACAGCACGCCTGAGTAAACGACCGGCACGACCAACGAAAGGGCGACCTTTAGCGTCTTCTTCTTCGCCGGGGGCTTCCCCCACAAAAACAATCAACGGATCGTCGCTGTTACCTTCACCAACTATAAATGGATTGTTACACCCCAAATACAAGCCACACTTCTTACACAAGGCATCAGGAATCTTTTGGTGTTCATAAACACTCATTTGTGTTGCTATTCCCCGTTCTGTGTAACCGGCTTCACACTAACCTTCTTGGCGTCGTCACTTACATTTACCAGAATACTTATTCTTCCGTATTTCGTCCGCGAATCCACCATAGCAGCAACAAGTTTCTCCATGTTCATTGACACTGCGGCTTTCAGTGCATCCTTGTCAATCTTTCTTGGGGAGCGTTTTGGTTTATGTCTGGCAGCAAACGCTTCAGCACAGTCTTCGGCAACTAAACACTCAATACATACACGATCTGTCGCATCGTACGCTACACCAAAACAGTCCTCACTGGACTCCGATTCTGTACCTTCTTCTGTCTCGTCGTCAGCCACATCTTCTTTCACTTCTTCTTCGGATTCGTCTGGCTCTTCGCTAACACTGCTTTCTTCGGGTTCTTCATCATCTTCATCCAAACCACTGAGATCCGCACCAACATCGGACTGGTCATAACCAGACATGGCTACCGAGAACCTGTTCCAAGCATCACGAACTTCGGTTGGGAGAGCCCCAACTTCAGAAGGATCGACACTCTCAACCAACAGCATAAAATCGTTGATCATTGATGCTTCTTCGGTATCCCACTCAGAACTTTCCTGATCGGTAACAGGACTGGCTAACAGGTCTTCGTCGTAAATATCAAGGTCCATAGCTAGTTCATCATCTACTTGATCGTTCCAAGCAAGAAAAACATCCATATAAGTTACGCTTTTCTTACGACTAGATGCACTTCCTTTTGCCTTAGCCTTTTTTGTTGCACTGCTCTTTTTACTCGATAGCTTACCCATTCTTTGTTTCTCCTTTGTTGTTACGTAGACGGCTTCCGTATCTCTCTCTGCCAAGGTCAATCAGCCATTTCATCCTACCAGCAGTAAATGGACTACTGGATTCCGTCGATACGCCGTCTACAAGTTCACCACTCCAACAAGTCTTTTCAGCCAACACTTTCGATACATACTCTTCGATTGTTCCTTCCGTAACAAGAGAGTAATACGTACATGTATGATCCTGGCCAATCCTATGAACCCTATCTTGACTCTGCAACCAATCCTGGTTCTCGAAGGTACGATCCCAGTAAACTACGTCACTTGCAGCGTGAAGCGTAACAGCTACACGACAGCTTTTAATCGTAGCAACAAAAACCTTACACTTGGGGTCGTTCTGGAACTTGTCTATAGCAGCAGACCTGTCTTCTGTGGACATATCCCCAGTGTGCACAACAACACCACACCGAGACTTGATATGCTCTTTGACAAACTCGGCGGTGTCTCTGAAAGCAACCCAAACCACCAGCTTGTTTGGTAATATCGAACCCATAAGATGATCTAACACTACTAGTTTTTCGTGTACATGACTAGTCAAATGGAGCATCCTAGTAAACAGACCGCCAATGGCTGTAATCGGTATTTCAGCTAATGCGTTTGGGTTCGATAAGTTGGATAACACAGACTCAAGTTCACTCAATAACTGTAAATAACAGGGTCGGTCTTCCTTTCCTAACGAAACATACAAACATTCAAAGACTTTGGGGGGTAAATCAATGCAGTCTTCTTTACGGCGGCGAATGCTTACACTTGACAGCTTCTCGGCCAACTCAGGAAGTCTGTGTTTTTTGTAGCCTCTAATCGCCCACTCACTAAATCTGTTGCCAAGCACACAGTACTGCTTAACGAACGCCCAGTATGTCCCAAACAATTTCCCATAATCCAAGAAAAAAACCTGCGACCAAGCATCTTCAGGACGTTCTGGTACTGGGGTGCCTGTAAGTATGTAACGGTATCCGGCAAGACGGCCAACAGCAAGACATGCTTGGGTTCGCTGCGCTTTGCGGTTTTTTATGGCTTGACTCTCGTCCAAGATAACCACATATTCCATGTTTTGAAACGGTTTACTTTTAAGAACAGACATCCACTCACTAATGTCTCTTGTAACCAAATCATATGTAGTGACTGCAATATCGTGGTTTCCTACACCAGCAATTCTATCGTGACGTTCCCTGCTTGGAATATCATAAACAGGTTCAATATCAATCTCTTCCTGTTTCCAAACTCCCCATTCACGGATATGATCCATCCAAACTCTAGCAGCAGATTTATAACAAATAACCAGACAAAACCCTACCTTACCGGTTTGGAACAGGTAGTTAAGGATAGATATGGCAGTAACCGTTTTTCCAAGACCCTGTTCGTCGAAGATACCAAAAGAACGGTTCGCACCGGCAGTGTTGGCACCAACACGTTGATGATCATACAACGACATACCGCTACGGCTATTAGGGTAATCGAAATCAAGTATCTCGCGGACAGTCTTTGAAGGTTTAGGTTTAGATCGTAGACGACCCATTTAACTAAAATAACTCCCGTAAACGTTTGAGCACTGGACCGGAAGGTAGTTGTTTCTCTCCAAGCGCGGCTCGTTTCATGTTTTCAATCCTTGCTCGTTCTTTGGTAAACATCGTATGTTCAAGAGCAGCTCTTTCATCGTACAGCTTACAAAGTTTTTTGAGTTGAGATCTTTGTCGCAAGAACATATCACGTAGTTCAACATACATGTGTTCTGGAATCACGGTGTGATACCGGAGAATCCGAAGACCTATGTACCGCGATTGGCGGAGTCTATTCAACGCAGCCAAAAGCACAGCGTTCGAGGGTCTTTTCCCCGAACCTAGTTTGATTGGAGTAAAGAACCATCTGTAGCTTCTCTTCATCTTGTTAAGCAACGCTTTCCCAACCATTTCTGATAACTGTTCGGTACGCTTAACACCCATAACAATAAGTTCTCGGTTGCGTTCCGGTACTACTCGTTCAACCAAATCCTGTAATCGTTCTAGTTCCGACCCAAACCTGGGCAACACAAACACAAGGCGATATTCAGGGCCAACACCAAGACCAAGAAACCTAGAAAACAAAACAGTACGAATCCACGAAGAAAGTGCTGGGCCGTCAACAGTACGAACAACAACTTCAAACACATTCTTTATCTGGCTTTCTTTGTAAGCCGTCTCCAGACGCATCATCAACGGATCCGTAGCTGTTACAACCAGTGTCTGCAACTTATCGTTCTCCACCCATAAGCTGTTCGGGTCGGTAGTCTCCGACAACAGAGCAGCCGCACTGTAATCTTTGTGGCTACCAATGTCAACAACTCTTTGGCCACGTTCAGCAACCATCTTAAGCGTGCGGTGTGCAACCCAGCTAGGGGACGGTGTGTGTAACCCAACAAACAACGAAGGGTCCCCAAAAACAGCTTGCCCAGCGTTGTAGATGTCGTCACGACTGACCAGAACAGGGCCTCTACACTCAAGCCAAACAAGATAACCAAACACATCATCCACACGGTTAAGCTCCTAACAAATCAGCCAACCCATCAAAAGGTTCAGCATTTGCAACACACCCCCACGCATACGCGGGGTCATCTGCCGGGTCACCAGATTCCAGTTTGCCTATCATAACAAAACTATTAAGTGTTTCTGCACACTTTTTACCAACAGCCATTATTTCTTTCATAGGTACATCGCTATCGAGTAACACAACCACAGTAGCTGGGTTGATAGTGCTAAGTGCTCTGACCTGATCGTCACTTATAGTCTTCCCCATAAGCGCAAACACATTATCACCCATCGCCATTGCATCCAAAACACCTTCAACAAGAACAACCATAGACCGTTTCGGAGAAAGGTTAAACGCTGTGGGCGGATCTGTTGCCATTGTTCCACTAAACAAGCAAGCACTTTTCTTTAACGCTGAATCGTTCGATGGGCCAAGATAACGGCTACCACCCCACAACGCACGCACGACAAAGTTGTTTGGTACATCGTATGGCCCTGTCATGTAGATCGGGATCAGCAGGCTGTCCCGGTACTTACCCACCGTAGACACACGAACACCGCTATACTTATCAAAATCTACGTGGTGGGTTTCCCAAAGTTCATCAATCAGCTTACACAGATACCCGTTTGCTAATTCACCTATTTCCGTTGCTTGTAGCCAAGCATCTAAATCGTCTCCGGTCAACCTGTCTACCGGCATACTAACTTCTGTAAAAATACTTTTCAAATCACGAGCAGCCTTGAACGGTTTTCCATGCCCAAACACAGAATTAACCGCTCGAAGTATAGAGTTCGTTTTAGACAGACGTTTTAGTACACTAGCATTAACACGACGATTACACCTAAAACATATACCCAACCCAGATTTAACGTTGAAGTAGAAATGACCTGATTTTCTGCATTCTGGGTACGGACAGGTTCCGCACCATTCGTTTGGGGTGTTTGTCTCTACTAGGTTTAGTGACCTTGCCAGCGACTCGTAAGACATCAGTTACGTACTCCTGCTTTCTTGTGTTTCCAGTGTGATTTCCCTTTTTCGCGTATCTTTGCCATGTTAGCAAGAAACTGGCACTGAACAACCTGAGCACTGGTTCCTTCTCTGTTCTTGTCAATCCACAGTCGCATCATCTTGTTTTTCTTTTCTTCTGGTGTCTGACATAAGGCAATCAAAACATCAGCGGTAGCAGCCTGACTATAACACTCAGCTAAATCCATAGCAGTTGGAATATCCTTGTCGAGACTGGAACGAGTACCTTGTGCTGCTGTCCAGACAGCCATGTTTCTCTCTTGAGCAATCTCACGTAAATGCTCCACCACCCATGCAATTTCGCGGTAACGTTGTTCAAAACGTCTGTTAGATGTCATTAACGCAGCATAGTCTACAACAAGCAAATCAAGCATAACGTTGTGCCTTGAAAATAGTTTATCAAGATAACTTCTCACACCGGGTATTGTAAGCGACGGTACACTATCAACAAACAGTTTGCTTTTTGTTTCTTCAGCGAATTTGCGTACTTGTTCCGGGAGACGCCTTAGTGCGTTTGGGTTAGCAGCCCTGTAGTTTCTAGAACCTTCTCCAGTAATCAGTGAATCGAATCTAGCTGACAAATCACTTAGCAGAATCTCAAGTGAAAGGTAAGCCACAGTATACCCAGCCTTAAGTGCACCAAATGCAAGGTTAATTAGAAAAAAAGATTTCCCCCGTCCTGTTGGGCCAAAAACAATACCCAAACCGCCTCTGGCAAGCCCACCTTCCAACATCTTGTCCAAGGTCGGGAACCCGGTTGGAATTACTTTTCTGTCACGAGTCGCATACATCTCAATACGGTCTCTAACCCCATCAAAAAACGACGTAATCTGTGTGTCAAGTTGAGCTATTTGCCGGGATGCTGATGTTATTTCTTCAACCATATCGTCGTAGTTTCCATCATCAAAAAGTTCAATAGCACGTTCCATCCGTTTCCGGTACAGCCGCTCAGCCAGGAATTGTTTTGTTGAACCAGCAACATAAGTTTCATTAAACGCTACTCTCGAAAGTTCAGTAATATCGTTCATCCCATGTTTCGGGTCTATCTTCAAACACTCTGATTCTACCATACCAACAGTGAGTATGTCAACCCCACGTTTCATTTCCGCTGAAAGCATACCAGAAAACACTGTAGCACATTTCGGCACACGGAACGGAGATTCACCTTCCCTAACTACCCCACAAAATGGACGGAACAGTTCAACTCCACCGGTTTCTCTGATGTCTTTAAGCATACACGCAATCAACTCTCGTTCATAGTTCGGACCGAACTTTTTACTCACACCCAGATACCCTTTTCTGCACGTAGCAACAAACATCGTTAAAGAGCGAAAAAGATTCCATCCAGAAAACAGCAGACTTGATGTTACCGGATACGTCATCAGAAAGCTGGGGGCATAGCAGCAGCGTATCCGGGTAAATCTTTGTCCATGCAGCGAGAAGAAAAGCCGAGAACTCGTGTATGTTTGTTGTAACGACCATGTCAACGTAGGCTGGGTCTCTGCTTACAAGTACATCGTCAAGCAAGTCGAGGTCCATTTCAACTCTAAACCACACAACATCTCTGTAGTTGTCGGTTCCCATCAACGTTTCTTTGTGATCGACACCACTATTTCGTTTTTCGAGAAATGTTTCGTATCTGGCTCTTGCTTTCTTGTCACATAACACTGCCGGGGAAACTGTGGAACCATAGTTCGGTCTGTTACGGTAGAAGATTTGTGCTGTGACCCAGTCTCTTGTCATAGCTTTCGAGTCTGTTATGAGCTCTGCTGCCCGTGTAAATTCTTTGGAGTGGTTGGAAGCAATCTTCCGAAATCTGGATATCGGATACCCGGTCCATGCTTGGGAACATTGCAACCAAACGTCTCTAACTCTGCTTGGTAAAATCGATGGCATAATCTGTTTCCTTTTCCGCTACCGTTACAAGCATTGTATCACGAACAACACGGCTTTGTCAACCCGGAATGAATCTTAGCTGTTCTCCGGTGAAAATCTCTCGCGCGTGCGTGCGCGTTAGTTTGATACTTTATGAGCGTAGCGAAATAAAGTATCAAACTATATTTCTTGTGGAACGTAGTGACACAAGAAATACTAAATCTTTTCTTTCTTTTCTTTTGGTTCTTTTCTTTTCTTTCTTTTTGACCCATAATTTTATAATTATAAAATCCAGAATTTTTTGTTTGCCATTTGGGAAGTGTTGTTGTGTACTTTTTCACGAGCAATCGCCTTCTTGAGTTCCCGGAATTTTGCTTGTTGAGTTTCAGCTTTGTCCCCATCTCCGGGGGCAAGAATTCCGTGACGTGAATAGATACGTTCTTTCCCCGTATTGCGGAGCTCTGAATGCAAACGTTCTGTCATGTCCTTGTACCCACGTTTTTCAAGCTGTTCGTCCAGAGCTTCTTTTACGGAGTTTTTGTTGAGTTCGGTAAGTTGCCGGGTTACGTGCGGTTTAACTCTGACCCCGAAGGCTGATGCACGTTCTATCCCGTCAATAAGCACCTTGCTAAGAGTCAAATACTTGACCCACTCCTTCCCACAAACCGCTGCACCTATTGCCAGTACTAGGTTGATCAGCAGTTCCGGGTGTGCTTCTACGAAGTTCAGTACGACGTTAGCGATATGTTGTAACATTGGTCGTGTCTCCTTTGCTTTCTATTCCGTGGCAGCGTTTTCTGCTGTCCCCAGTTCGGTTCGTTGGTCACCATCCCCACCGGTAGCATTTTGATGTTTTGCTTTCGATTCCCCAACCTCCGTCTCGGCTTCGCCTAGGTTAATGGTTTTGTACCCGTACAAGTGAGTGTACGACACAGCCGAATCTGCGGCCCCAAGAACCGGGAAAGTTCCACCTACCCCACGCCCTAAAGCACGAAAAGCGTCTCCTATCCCATTTGCCAGTGGACTGGTAACATCTGCCAAGGCTTCCGCGACTCGTCCGGCTGGTTCAACAACAGCCTTAACCACTTCCACAACTGCATTCTCGTCTGGAGCCCTGTGGGATCGTGTGATGTTTATTGCCTCAGGTACACCATTCCTACGGGGAGTGACGCAGCCGGGCAAGAGTAGAAACATCATGGTAAACATAGTTACTTGTCTTCGATACCGCATATTTTTTCTCCTTTTCTTGGTCGGGTTCGGAGGTCTTTGATCCCCTCTACGTTGTAGACACCACAACATGTTTTGGCGGCTTCAGTTATGGGGAGTGACACATGGATATGGTCATCATATACCCTAATCTGCCCCACACTTTCTGGTATGTTGCGGGACAGCCACATACCAACTTCCCAGTTGTCAACACCTTCTACGCAGAAATCAGCAGCAGCCCCGATCATGTGCAAGCTGTGTATGGACCCACCGATACAACTGTTAAGTTCCGCTGTTCGATACCCGGATGTGATTGTAATGCAATTACCAAAATGGTTTATAACAGGTTGTAATATCTTCGTTGCAACCTGAGTTAAAGATTCAACGTGACTCGGTAAAATAATCTTCGTGAAATCTTTTGTTAAGTCTGGCCTAGTTGTAGAAACGAACAGATCTTCCCATTTAATGTCCTTTGTAATGTAGCTGTTTGGGTCTATTGCGGCCGATAGGTTGGACATCCTGCGCCTGCTGCCCATCCCTCGATGCTTTAATATACCAAACCCAAACATAGTCAGTCACCTCGAACGATCTCCGATGTTGTGTACTTCTTTCCGCAAACCGGAAACTTCTTGGTTTATTGCTCTTATTGTTTCTCCTATATACTCGATTTCTGCTGCCTGTGCCGCTTGGGATTTGTCTATGTTTACTAATGTTTTCTGTATTTCCGGGACAAGGTGTTCCAGCGTTTCCACTTTTACTCTAATGCTCGGAATAGGTGCTACTTGAGTTTTAAGCTCGTAATAATTATTTTCTAGTTGGCCTACGTTTGTTTTTAGTGTTCCCCAAGCTGCTCCTCCGGCTACAATAAGCCCAGCTATAACCAGCCAGGTTCGTAATGAAGACACTGAAACCTTACCATTGTTAGGGGCCAAACTTAACTCACCTCCTTGTTGGCTGAGATAGATACTCAGCGTATTTAACTGCCTGTTCTATGTCATTCACTGGCACCATTTCGTGCTTATCCGGGTAAACTATCACAGCGGGAGTATATGAAACTCCTCGCTTGAAAAACATCATGCTATATGTATCTTGTGCCTTAAATGTACCCATGTTGATCATAATATGCATTCCACCAAAATTATACCCCATTTCACGGGCAGATTCAAAGTCGCTCCACATAGAAATGCCCGGACGATGTGTGTGGCCGGTTACAGAAATGTCGGCTGGGAACTTTTCACGGTATTGGCGGCCTGCTGCGTGAGTTGGGTTGTACATGGAATATCCCTTGCCTTGATGTGTCATTTCTACTGTATATTTCTGGTTACCTACAGTAACTTCTACCGTTCCATGGCCCCCAAAAGCATGATGACATGCTTCACGAAGTAAGGTTAAGTAAGGGGAATCCCCGTACAGTCTGTAGTCGAACTTACCGTCGTGTGTACCAAGACACCCTGCAACGATTTTCTTTTTCCACCATTCTTTCAGGATTCGCCTGATTATGGCTTCTTGTTCAAATGGGGTTAGGATTTGGGAGAGGATAAGTTCTCTACTGACATGCTGCCTTGCGTTCTCAGGAAGGTCGCCCAGCAGGAACACCCATACGTTGTCAAGATCGCGGACTGCTTTCCAGTGTTTTACAAGCGCAGCAGTATCGGTAAATCGTGATCCAAGATGCCAGTCTGAAGAAAAAAGTAGTACTTGTGGGACAGTAATTTCTTTACTAGTTACAGTGTTTAGGTCTATTTTATACCAATCCGGTCCGGGTAGAGTATCTGTTATCTTGTTACCAAGTTCTTGTTTTTTTGCCACTACAGATAGGAACTCTTC